ATGCGCCCAGCAGCAACAGCAGCGGCCACAGTCGCGCCAGTGATGTCGCTCTTTGGCGATGGGATGCTGAGTGCAAGGCACAGCTTTTCAAGGCTCACGCGGTTGCCAACACCAGCCCATTGCGTCATTGTGCAAAACACCTTTTCGGCTTCCCAAGGCTTCGCCTGTGCCGCGCGGGCAATGACGGCGGGCGGGCGGATGTTATGGACGATGTACCGCTGCACCAGAAAGCGCAGATCAAACCCGCTCACGTTGTGACCGACAACCGTTGTAGCAAACTGATCGCTTGGATTGATGCGCAGCCGGTCAGAAAACGCCTGCAAAAGGATGCGTTCGTCGGTCGCGTTGTAAACGGTCTTCACGTCATCATCATCAAGCGCCCAGCCAATCACGCACACCCGGCCAAACGAGCCATCCAAGCTGGTTTTTGCGACGGCTTCATCAACCGCGGCGGGTCGGCTTTCCTCGTTCCACTTGGCGATGGTTTCGGCCTTGCTTATCGTGGCCGGGTGCTTGACGCTTGCAGCCAGGTAGGCGCGCACGTCTGCGCGGTCGGTCGGGAGAGTTTCGATGTCTAGAAATAAATTCATCGCGCCACCTGCGCGCGCTTGGCTTTGCGGTTGCCCAGCATCGGGTCGTGTTCCATGTGCGGCGAAGCAAACGGAATATCGTCATCCATATCATCAAACCCGCTTGACGCCTTCGCCCCGCCCTGTGCTGGCATTGCCGCCTGTGGCGCGCGGCGGGTTTTAAGAGGACGGTGATGCAGGCGAGCGACCATCTTTTCCAGCAGCACAGGCGAGGTCTTGCGGTCCAGAATCTCGCTTGCCGTCAGTTCGGTGTCGGCTTGAAAACAGCCCGACAAGACCATGCGGTTGACCACCGACCCATCGGCCTTTTCGTATTCCTCGGTCTCCAGCAGCAGGCCAATGGGTTTCCCGCACAGGTCAGGGAAGATTGAGCCTTCACGGGTGGATTGCTGTTTCGTGTCGAGGTCGTAGAAGCCAACAGTCCCAACCTGCGGCTTGATGTCGCGCAGCTTCATGCAGGCCATCAATGCCATCAGCATGTCAAAGCCCATGATCCTTGTTCCGTCCGCTTTGAGCGTGTAGATGCTCAAGCGGGCTTTCTGGCCCGATGAGGCTTCAAATTCCAGGGCAATGCCCCGCGTACCGCTTTTCGCGGTGATGTCTTCGGCCTGGGTGAACTTGCCGGTGTATTTGCCGATCTCTTTGATCTGGTTGCCGGTGCTGTCGGCTTTGCGTGCGGATTGTGTGTCGAGTGCGTACATGGTGCTTTTCCTTGTGTTTAAGCAGTGGTGGCGGGGTGGTAATACTCGGATATGGCTGCATCAATTGCAGCCAGGTCGTTGTCGATGTGAAGGTCTGCGAACATGCCCAGCGGCGACTTGGTGCAGTCGTTGCCGTTGGTCTGGGTGCTGAATTTGTAGTTGCCGTTGATGACCTCGGTTCGCAGGACGATGGTGAAAAAGCCCTCGGGTACTAGCGTTTGGTCAACCATCTTGCCGACCGTCTTCATGCGAACAGCGCCAAATTCGTCGGTCTGTGTGTGGGCCAACAGATACACCCGGCGATGCGGCGCAAGGTCGCCAGCGGCTCGAAAAATGTTCCATGCACTCTTGGCAATATCGGTGAACTTCTCGTAGCCCTTTTCTGCGCTGCGGGACATCAGAGAATTCACCATGACAGCCTGGTAGTCGTCAATCACGACAACTTCATGAGGTGACGAGCGCATGAGTTTTTCGATCAGCGCCGGGTCGTCGGTCTGAATGACGTTGCCCACGTCCTTGAGCTCGGCGCGGGTTTTCCACCCGGTAGCCCGAAAAGGCAGTGGTTTTTTTAAGCACTGGATCAGCAGGGTTTTCGCTGGGTCCAAGTTGCGAAGGCTGGTGGACTTGCCTGACCCGCTGTTTCCGAGAATGAGAGTTGCAATGCTCACGATGTGCTTTCGATTGTGTTGATGTGGTTTTTTGCTGGCTTGGTTTGGGTGCCGGTGAACCCATGATTTCAGTTTGTGAATGGATCGGCCATGCGCTTGACGCGCTGCTGCTGCTTCAATTCGCGCCAGAATGCGCGCCATGCTGCCCTGAATGCTTTTTTCAGCGGTGATGGCGGGCGGGGTGTGCGGCCTTCTGTGGGCCAGTACGCATCTTTTGTGCGGCTCATTCAGCCACCTCATAGGTGATCGCCGTCAACTTGCTGATGCGGTCGAGAATGGCGTTCTCGCGAACATGGTTCTCGGCTCGCACAGTTTGGAGCGCTTCGTTCAAGATGGCAAGTTCTTGCGTGTGAATTTCTGCCTTTGGAAACAATGTAACCGTGACAACAGCAGTGCCGATCTGCGTTGTGGTCTTGTCTTCAAAGCCCCAGATTGACGGCAGTTGTTTCCCGCTCTCAATTTCTTCCATGTCGTGCCAAGCATCTTTATAGGCGAATGCGTTGAATGTGATCTCCATGATGTTCTCCTAGTGAATCAAAGTGATGATGGCCGCGCTCAAAATAGAGACGGCGATGACAAGCAAAACGGCTTTCGCCAGGTCGCCCAGGTAGTTGCGCCAAGTGCTCGGCTCGACATACTCAAGATCGGCAGGGTAGTTATCCCCAACTCTGGCAACAGGTCCAGCTGGGCAACCAGGGCCGCGTGTGCAGCCGCCCCAAGCGTCGCAGCAGTTCATTGCACCTGCCCCCATGCAATCAGGCCGATCAACACCAGCGCAGCAATGGCGCTGGCAATGACGACGATGCGGTCGGTGGGGTGCATCGGCTCGACTGACTCGGTAATGTAGTGGCTGGTGTAGGCGTTGCCTATGGCCTCGATCAATGTGCGTGGAAAGCGGCGCTCGGTATCGTTGCCGTCGAACACGATGCGAGTTTTCGCGCTCATGACTGCCCCCTTGCTTGCTCAATTGCTGCGCGGGCGCGGCTTTGTGCCCACTGCTGAAATTGATCGCGGGTTTCCTTGTCCCACTTGCTCGGGTCTGCATTGGAAATGTTTTGCAATTCGGCCAGCAAATCGGGGTAGCAATCAGCCCTGCGTTTTTGCTCTGCTTGCGCTGCTGATTTGGCGTTGCTGGCTTCAGCCTGAGCATTCCATTTGGCTTGCCAGTCAGCCGTTCTGGCTTCGCTTTTGGCTTCTCTAGTCGGTGGGTGATGGGTCTTGCAAAACCATTTGCCTTCGTGCTCATACGCTGCGTTTTTGGCGCACTGGTTGTTGCCGTAGCGTCCAAAAAGCACCCCCTCGCACTTGTGCGCGCTCATGCCGCCACCCGCTGAATCTGCGGCTGCGGCGCGCCATGCCCACGCGCACCCGGTGTGCCCAGCCACATCACGCCATCGGGGTCGATAACCCGCTGCATCTTGTGCAGCTTGCGCAAGGCTTCTTCGCCCGCCATGTAGCGGCGGTGATCGTCGCTGAACTGGTACTGCCAGTCGAAGGCCTTGAGTGCTGCGCCGTAGGTGGCCAGCTTGGATGGGGCGGCGCTCATGCTGACACCTTGCAGGCTTTGGTGATGTGGATCCAGCAACCGCAGTCGATGGTTGTCCACAAGCTGTTGCCGCTGACTTCAATGACAACGCCGGTTCGGCCTGTCACTGTGCGGATGGTGTCGCCTACTTTCATGTTGCTGCTCCACTTTTTGCTGCTGAGAAATTCAGCGGCATGGAAGTAATGTAGCACAGCAAAGTGACACAGCACAAGCGATATTGTAAAAATATTTATTCTGGTCGCGCCCTTTTACTGTGATACAGTGAGCGCATGGAAAAAATCAACACACCGACGAAGGCAAAGTCTATACGGCTGCCGAACGCTTCGTGGCCTAAGCTGCGCGAGCTGATGCAGCTACAGGGTAGGGGATGGCTTGAGAAAGCCGTTGACCGAGAGCACAAGCTGCGCTTCCCTAAATGAGCAGCATGGCAAAGCCGCACCCTGGCAACCCACGCAGCAACGAGACTATGCCCGGACTCAGCAAGCGCGCACAAGCATTGCTTGCACCGCGCCACCACCCGCAATTTACCCGCGCTGTGCCCACAGTTGACTCCGCTCTGTGCTGGCCTGGCACGCAGATCAAGCGCAGCATTGGCAACGGATTCACGCGCCCTGCTGGCCCATCAGTGATGGCGAGGGCGCTGCCTTACTACGAGCACAACTTGCAAAAGACAAAAGAGGCCGACGCAAGGAAAGCGGCTGGGCCTAAGCGCGCAACGCGGATCACGTTTTAACGGCGGTGTGGCTGCGCCTGTTCAGCCACAAAAAGCGAAACCCACCGTCAACGCCGCTGTAACGGCTCGGGTGGGCTCTATCAAGGAAGCGAATTATGAACCCCATATCTATTTTGAGCAAGCCGGTGGCCCATGTTTTTGGTCACCTCTACGTCGCTGTTTTTAGCAACGGAACTGTCAAGGCCGGTATGGCCAAGCACAATCCACAGGATCGAGTGACCAGCCATGCTCACTCGGGCAAGGCGTTTGGCATTGCCCTGGAAACGGCTTTCTACGCATCGGTCTACACGAACGACACCCGAGCGCGCGAACGGTTGATGCACCAAGAAATCGGGGCACTGGCAACGCTGACGGCAGGCCGGGAGTGGTTCAAGTTTGAGGATGTCAATGCTGCCTTGAACTTCGCATCAGCCTACTGCCGCCAAGTGGAGCGGATGTCTTTTTCTGAGCGCCCGTCGCCAGAGGAAATTAAGAGGCGCGAAAAGGAAATCTCGGATGTTTGGGACCTTCGACTTTTTAAGCAGCAGGCGCTTGTGGTTGTCGCCCCAACACCAGAAATCACTTTCTTTTCGCCTCCGTCCGCAGATGTCTTGAGGCAGATCGACGCAATTTCCACCACCTACACCCTTGATCTAGTCGCCATCATCGCCAGAAAAATCATGGATCACGAGGATTATTTGGCTATGGCTGATGACGACTGTGATTCTGGTTTGCCAGTGTTGGTAGACGCCATGAATCAGCATTGGGATGCGGCATTGGCCCCGCTGACAGACCCTAATGATTTTGTAGGCCGGGGCGAGGCCATGAGTCGAATGAGCCTTGAATCGGCCCTAAGCATCATCAAGGCCGCAGCCAACTACCCGAACTTTTTCAGTGAAGCCGTCAGTCGCCGTGAGGTGGCATCGTGAGCTTTCAGGCTATGACATGGGCCATACAAAAAAAGTGCGACAGCGCCGGGCAAAAGCTGGTGCTGCTGATGCTGGCCAATCACTGCAACGGCTACACGGGACAGTGCAACCCATCGCAAAAGCTGCTGGCTGACGAGTGCAGCATGGGCGTCTCAACACTCAAGCGGCAGATTGCAAGCCTTGAAGAAGCGGGCTTTCTAGTGGTTATTCACAAGTCGCTTGAGGGAATTTCTCTGCCCAACCAGTACATGCTAAAACTGGATGGGGTGGGTCCAAATCGGGCGGGGGGTGGGTCCGATTTGGGCGGGGGGGTGGGTCCAAATCGGGCTACAAACCAGGAAGATAAACCTGGAAGTGAACCAAAAAAGAATAAACACGCGAGCCAGTGTGTTTTGCCAGACGGTTTCACGCCAGACAGCACCGCCCAAGACATCGCCAGCGGCCTTGCGCTGAACGCTGGTGACGAGCTGACGGCCTTCACCGACTACCACGCGGCCAAGGGCAGCACCTTTCTTTGCTGGCAAGCCGCTTTCAGGACATGGCTGCGCAACGCCGCCAAGTTCTCGCGCAAGCCTGCCGACATGACGGCAAGCCGCCAAGCCCTGAGCTTTGCCGAGCGCGACGAACTGGCCCGGCGCAAGCGCTACACAGAAATGACGGGTCGCCAGTGGCCCGCCGACCCCGCAGACGTGATCGACATCACCCCAACCAACAAAAGGATCGAATCGTGAATCTCTCAATGAAAGCCTGCGACCACCTGTTTAACCGCCTGCTCGCGGTGTACGGCACGCAATGGACAAAGCAGTGGCAAGACGTGCCAATGCAAGACGCCAAAGACGCATGGGCGCGCGAGTTGGGCCAGTACGCCGGTCGGCTTGAAGCCATTGCCTACGCCTTGAACAACCTGCCTGAGCGCGCGCCCAACGCTGTGCAGTTTCGCAACCTGTGCCGGGCCGCGCCTGCCCCCGATGTGCCTGCCCTGCCGATGCCCGAAGCAAACCCGCAGCGGATGCGCGAAGAGCTGGCAAAGCTGGGCCACGTTACCAACGCCAAGCCGCAGACGACGATTGGCGCGATGGACTGGGCTCCGCGCATTCTTGCTCGCCACGAAGCCGGGGAGCGCATCACGCCCACGGTGTTGCAGATGGCGGCTAAAGCCAGCGAAATTCGCATCCGTACGAGGTCAGCATGAATGGCCTGTATCGACTGCCACAGAGCCAGCATCGGGCCGGGCTGGCCTATGCACTGCCCCACCTGTTTGTGGTGCGGGTCGAGGTACATACAGCGCATCGGGAAGACGCTGGCGCTACCGATCAGCGAACGCAGCAGGATGCGCACCAAGGCGCTTGCGGATTGGCTGGCCATGGGACACAGCGAGCTGGAGATACGGCGCCTGGTGGCTGGGGCAGAGGTGCCGCTCGCATCGACTGGCCAGGACGTGCTGCCGGTATCCGTGCCCCCGAGCAAGACGAAACGCCTTTGAGTGCAGCCGAGGTGCTGCACGCCGCACGCATCGGCCTGTGTAGCATCTCCAGCGCAACAAAGCCGCCACAGCGCGTTTTCGTGGCAAGGGGTGACTGGGCTATTCATTCGGTTGGCGCGCCGCGCGCAGGCGTTTTTGATGGGCTTACAGCATGAGGGCCGCAAAGATCGACTTGACTGGCTGGGTCTGCGCGCACTGCAAGTGCGAAAAGCGAGCCACCGCACATCAAATGAGGCAGACCTATTGCAGCATGGGGTGTATGGCCGCTGCATACAAGTTGCAAATGGTCGGCGCAGCAAATCCTAATCACAAGGGAGTAGGGTTTCGGCTTTGTGCTAAATGCGGGGGCGAATATCACTCCTATAACAAAACCCGAGTCTATTGTGGAGGTGCTTGTGCCATTGCATCTAGGCCTGCTGCAAAGCCGAAAGTTATTAAGGCTTCGCGCCCTGCTGTAATAAAGCCACAGCCAAAAGCTCGTCAGGTTCGCGCAGAAAAGCCATGTATCCAGTGTTCGTCAATGTTTCGTTTCTCACCATCGCAAAGCAGGCGGCTCTTTTGTTCATACCAGTGCCACCTTGACAGCGGTGGCGCATTTCGCGCCGGTATAGCGGCAAGCAAGGCAACCATGAAGTACGGCGCAAAAAAGGATGCAAACCACAACGAATTATTCGAGGAACTGAGAAAGCACTGCGGGGTTTTTGATTTAAGCGCGGTAGGCAATGGGGTCCCAGATGGTATTGCTTGGGTAAATGAAAGCTGGCATCTTTTCGACATAAAGAATCCAAAAACATCGTATGGCCGAAAAGGTCTTAACAGTGTGCAGAAAAAATGGATTAGCCAGTGGAGTGGAGGGCCTGTGTATTTAATCTATAACGTTGACGATGCAATTGCATTAGGTCTGGGTAACTTCAGCAAGTTAAAAAAAGAGGGAAGCGCATGGAGCAATTCAAAGGTGATAGCGTGATTGATGGGTTTGCAGTGGCTTGGGTCATCGAAGTCAAGGGGGCAAAGGGCAAGCTGACGCCCGCGCAGACCAAGTTCGTTCTTGACTGGCCGGGGGTTGTCCACATCGTGCGCAATGTCGATGACGCGCTTAGACTGGTGGGAGTTCAGGCATGAAAGACCCAAACGCCGCCGTCGATTTCATAATCGCCAAATCTGCCGAGTTCGCAAAAGCTAAGGCCGAGCGGGTCTACCTCGAAGAATTCCGCAAAAGCAAAAAGGCCATGTTGATGTACGAATGCGTTGAAAAAGCCGTCAACGCCCGCGAGCAATACGCCTACGCCCACCCGGATTACTTGGAGCTGCTGGAGGGCATCAAGGCCGCCATCGAAGCCGAGGAAGCGCTGGTGTGGCAGCTCAGGGCCGCGCAAGCGAGGGTGGAAATCTGGCGCTCGATGGAAGCTAGCAACCGAAACCAAGATCGGGCGACCCGGTGATTGCCTTCCCCAAAACCACCGCCACCCGCTCTGAAAAATACCGGCGAATCGTGGCATCCATGCCATGCAAAGCGTGCGGCATCCAAGGCTACAGCCAGGCGGCCCATCCCAATGCAGGCAAGGCAAAGGGGTCAAAGGCCGACGACAGAGCAGTGTTTGCACTCTGTGCCGCCCGACCAGGCATCAAAGGTTGTCATCAAAAGTTTGACGAATACGAATTGGGCGGCAAGCACGCGCAAGCACTCATGGAGAAGGCATGGGGCGCAGACACCCGCCGCCAGATCACAGCACTGGGCCAGTGGCCCGCAAACCTTCCACAACTCGGAGAGACGAATTGAGCGAAAACGAAACATTGGTGACCGCGATTCAAGGGCGCTGCATTGAGGACGCCGGGTGCTGGCTGTGGCAGGGCTCATGCAGCAATGGGCACCCGTACCACCGCCACGCCGGCAAGGTCGTACCAGTGCGCCGCACGTTGTTTACAAGCCTGTTCGGGCCGTTGGGGGAAAAGATCATTCGCATGGAGTGCGGATCGCGTCTTTGTATCAACCCACAGCATATGGCGCGCACCACACGAAAAAAGCTGTGCGTGAAATTGGCGGCATTGATGGGTGGACCGATCCGGGCAGCAAAGTCGGCTGCATTTCATCGAACAGGGCCGCACGCCAAATTGACGATGGACGGCGTGAAGCGCATCCGGGGCAGCTCAGAAACAGTCGCCTCTCTGGCTCTTGAACATGGCGTGTCTCAGAACACCATTCGCCGTGTGCAGCAGGGCGCCGCGTGGCGTGACTACAGCAGCCCGTTCGCTGGTCTGGGGGCCAGATGAAATGCCCCGAGTGCAAAGCATGGGCCAGCGTCAAGGACACCCGACAGCGCGTGGGGAGCACTTACCGGCGCTACGTGTGCGCCAACGAGCACCGATTTTCAACGACCGAGGAAGTCGTCAAGTTTCAGCAAACAGGCCGCACCGGCTGGCAACAAAAGAAGGAAACGCATGAGCACGTTTGAACAGATCGAATCGAAGGCGATTCAGTGGGCGCGCGACCGCAAGATCATCGAGAACAGCACACCGCTGGCTCAGACCCGCAAGACGCTCGAAGAAGTGGGTGAGCTACTGGAAGCGGCTGCCGCAGTGAATGCGCTGGATTGCGGCGATATGCGGGCCTTGGCTTACCGCGACGACTACATCGATGCTGTGGGAGATATCATCGTCACATTGATTGTCGGCACGGCTTGCGCTGGTGTCACTGTCACCGAATGCTTGGAGGCCGCTTTTGAGCAGATCAAGGACAGGAGGGGCCACCTACGCGCCGATGGGGTGTTTGTCAAAGAAGCCGGATGATCCGACAAACGGTAGGTTGTATGCGGTGTTAGCGCGGTAACAGTGATACACTACGTTCACACCAACCAAGGATCAAAATGAAAACAGCACTCTTCAATCTCCGCCGCTACAACAGCTTCGCATCGGCGCAGCGCGCTGCATTGGCGCAGGTTTACTCTACTCCGGTTCTCATGGGCGATGACGGTTACTTTTGGGTGCCCAGCACCAGCCGCGAAGCCGGTATGCTGATGCGCGCTGGGTATGAGTCTGTATGACCGCCAAGACAACAGCCGAACGCCAAGCGAAGCACAAGGCAGCGAAAGCCGCGCTAGGTATTAAAGAGGTGCGCGGCATCATGGCGCATGTGGACTACCATGTATGCATTCGACGTGACGCAAGGGACACGGTAAAATCATTTGAAAGGATTGACAAATCAAATGGAAATAGTTAAAAAAAGCCGGGGAAACCATTTACCCGCTGGACCAGGCAGGCCGAAGGGCGTCCCAAACAAAGCGACTACAGCGCTTAAAGACATGATCTTAGGCGCTCTTGAGGAGTCCGGCGGGGTTAGCTACCTTGTAGCGCGTGCGAACGATCCTAGGACCGCTAGCGCGTTCATGGCGCTGGTTGGTAGAGTTTTGCCGATGACGGTGCAAGGGACTGGCGTAGATGGTGAGCATGTCATTACAGTCATTGAGCGCAGGATCGTGAAGGCAAAGTGACCCAGCTTGTAATCGACACGCCCGAGGTGTTTGAGCCGCTGCTGGTGCCGTCTCGGTACAAGGGCATCTATGGCGGTCGTGGATCTGGCAAGTCGCATTTCTTTGCTGAATCGTTGATTGAGCTAAGCATCCAGAAAAAGACGGATGCGGTTTGCTTGCGTGAAGTGCAGCGCTCGCTCAAGTTCAGCGTTAAGAAGCTGCTGGAAAACAAAATCCAGTCGATGAATGCGGGTGCTTACTTTGAAGTGCAAAACGAGCAGATCAAGTCTAGGCACGGCGGCGTCATAATTTTTCAAGGTATGCAAGATCACACAAGCGACAGCATTAAGTCGCTTGAGGGATTCCAAATCGCATGGTTTGAGGAAGCCCAGTCCGCAAGCCAGCGCAGCTTGGATCTGTTGCGTCCTACGATTAGAGCGCCGGGCAGTGAACTATGGTTCAGCTGGAATCCCCGATACGCTACAGATCCGATAGATATGCTGCTAAGGGGTGCAAACCCACCGCCCGATGGCATCGTGATTGAGGCGAATTACAGTGACAATCCTTGGATGCCTGATGAGCTGGTTAAAGAGCTTGAATACGACAAAAGGCGTGATCCTGACAAGTACGCCCATATCTGGCTCGGCAAGTATCAAAGCAACAGCAGCGCTCGGGTGTTCCACAACTGGCACATCGAAGAGTTTGAGACAGACCCTACAGCCTTGATTCGCCAGGGTGCTGACTGGGGCTTTAGCGTTGATCCTACGGTGCTCGTCCAGTGCTATATTTCGGGCCGAAGGCTGTATGTGTGCCATGAGGCGTACCGGGTGGGTTGCGACATTGTGGATACGCCAGAGCTATTCATGAGCGTGCCAGACTCTGAGAAGTGGCCGATGGTTGCAGACTCAGCCAGGCCAGAGACTATCAGCCATCTTCGCAAGAACGGCTTTCCAAAGATCACGAGTGCGGTGAAAGGCCCGAAGTCGGTCGAGGAAGGTATAGAGTTTTTGAAAAGCTTCGATATTGTGGTGCATCCAAGGTGCATCCACTTGATCGACGAGTTGGCGCTGTACTCGTTCAAAGTTGACCCGCTAGACGAAAGCCGGGTTCTTCCGATCCTCGCCGACAAAGACAACCACGTCATTGACGCATTGCGGTATGCTTGCGAGAGTGCGCGGCGTGCTGTAAGGCCGAACCACGCTTTACATTTTCAGCCCATTCCGAGCGCAAACCGCTGGTAAAAACATGGCAACAAAAAAGCAAGATCAAGAACTAGTCAACATCCATTCACAGGCGCTGGCGCAGTTCGACGATGTTCAGAGAGCATTGAAGGATGAACGCTTGCAGTGCTTGCAAGACCGCCGGTTCTACTCCATCGCCGGAGCGCAATGGGAAGGCCCGCTAGGCGAGATCTACGAGAACAAACCCAAGTTCGAGGTCAACAAAGTTGCACTGGCGGTAATGCGGATCATCAGCGAGTACCGCAACAACCGGGTAACCGTTGACTACACGCCGAAGGACGGGACAAAAGCAGATGAGCTTGCTGACACCTGCGACGGACTGTACCGCGCAGATGAGCAGGACAGCGTGGCTGACGAAGCGTATGACAATGCGTTTGAAGAAGCTGTAGGTGGTGGTTTTGGCGCTTGGCGCTTGCGCACAAAGTACGAAGACGAGGAATCAGAAGACGACGACCGGCAGCGGGTGATTATTGAGCCGATCTTTGATGCCGATAGCTCGGTGTTCTTTGACCTTGACGCAAAGAGGATGGACAAGTCGGACGCCAAGTATTGCTACGTCATATTTTCTATGACGCGGGAGAGATACATTGAAGAGTTTGGCGACAATCCGACTGATTGGCCTAAGACCATTCATCAGCATGAGTTCGACTGGTCGACGCCTGATATGGTGTTCGTTGCCGAATACTACAAAGTCGAGATGGTGAGTGAGACCATCCGGGTTTTTCAGGGCATCGACGGTGTGGAGGAAAAGTACCGCACAAAAGATTTTAAAGACGACCCGACGCTAGAGGAAACCCTGCTAGCCGTTGGCAAGACTGAGGTTAGAACCAAGCGCGTTAAGACTAAGCGGGTGCACAAATACATCTTGTCGGGCGGCAGGGTGCTGGAGGACGCGGGCTACATTGCGGGGAAGTGCATCCCAATCGTACCGGTGTACGGTAAGCGTTGGTTCGTGGACAACATAGAGCGTTGCATGGGCCATGTCCGGCTTGCCAAAGACGCCCAGCGGCTGAAGAATATGCAGCTATCAAAGCTGGGTGAGATCTCCGCATTGTCCAGCGTGGAGAAGCCAATCCTGACACCTGAGCAGGTTGCAGGCCATCAAGTGATGTGGAGCGAAGACAACCTTAAGGACTATCCTTACCTTCTCGTTAACCCGATCACAGGACCAGACGGCAGCCAGAGCATTACTGGGCCGATTGGGTACACCAAGCCGCCTACGATACCGCCTGCGATGGCTGCGCTGCTACAGATAACGGAGACTGACATGCAAGACATTCTGGGCAATCAGTCCCAGGGTGACAAGATCGTGTCCAACATTTCAGGCAAAGCTGTGGAGATGATCCAGCAGCGGCTCGATATGCAAACGTTTATCTACATGAGCAACTTCTCGAAAGCCATGAAGCGCAGCGGCGAGATCTGGCTAAGCATGGCCCGTGATGTTTACGTTGAGGAAGGTAGGCGCATGAAAGTAATCGCTGCAAACGATGTGACCGACAGCGTGGAGCTTATGAAGCCCATGATCGACCCTGACACGGGTGAGATCAAGATGCAGAACAACATGGCCGATGCTGCTTTTGATGTCGCTGTTGATGTTGGTCCATCGTCCAGCAGCAAGCGCAGCGCCACTGTAAGCGCGCTTATGGGCATGATGCAAGTCACGCAAGACCCAGAGACGCTGAACGTGCTTGGTTCGATGGCAATGATGAACATGGAAGGCGAGGGCATATCTGATGTGCGAGACTTCTTCCGAAATCGGCTTATCAAAATCGGCGTCATCAAGCCGACAGAAAAAGAGTCTCAAGAACTCATGGCAGAAATGCAAGGTCAGCCAGAAGATCCGAACTCTGTGTTCCTGAAGGCGGCAGCAGAAGAGGCGATTGCCAAGGCAG